TTAGTGATATGTTGCAATTTCCATTAACCAAAGCTTCATTGTTAAACAGCGTAAATGCGTTTAACGTAGCTACGCTGCAAGAAATAGATTCTTTATCAATGCATGAGTTCGGTATATTTCTAGATTTAGAGCCAGACGAGGAAGATAAGGCTCAATTAGAAAAAAGCATACAAATCGCTTTACAAGCTGGAGGAATAAAGCTAGCAGACGCTATAGATATTAGAGAAATACAAAACATTAAGTTAGCTAATACACTTCTTAAATTTAGACAGTCTGAAAACGAAGCTGCTGAAAGAGCTGCTCAAATGGAAAATATTCAAGCTCAAGCTCAAGCCAATGCAGAATCTGCTGAAAAAGCAGCAGCGGCTGAAGTTCAAAAACAACAAGCGTTAGCTCAAACAACTGTTCAAATAGAACAAGCTAAATCTCAATTTGAAATACAACGTATGGAGCAAGAAGCTGAAATAAAAAGAAGCTTAATGGCTGAAGAGTTTTCGTATCAAATGAAACTAGCTGAGATGCAAGCTCAGGTAACAGCAAAAAAAGAAGCTGAAATAGAGAATAGAAAAGACAAGAGACTACAAATGCAAGGAACTCAACAGAGTGAACTTATAGATCAAAGACAAAACGATCTATTGCCTAAAAACTTTGAATCATCAGGTAATGACAACTTAGATGGATTTGGTTTAGAGCAATTTACCCCAAGATAGGGATTATTAATTTTTATTATATTATATTATGTCAGAAGAAGTAAAACAAGAAGGAGAATTTAAATTAAAACCTAAAGCTCCTAAAATTAAAGGTCAAGGTAATATCGTTGCAGATATAACTAAGATAGATTTAAGTAAACCGCAAAAAGAAGAAACAAATGCCATTCAAGAGCAAGAAACAGGAACAGTGGTTGATGATAAACAAGCCGGAGATATACCAAAAGTGGAAGAACAAGTACGGGAGCCCGGCGAGATTCCTAAAGTTGAAATCAAAAGCGAAGAGTTAGAGTCACCACTTCAAATAATAGAAGATGAAGACGATAACACTGAAGAGATCACAATGGTTGGAGGCACTGAAAGTTCCAACACCTCACAGGAACAAAAAGAAGTACTACCGCAAGCTCAAACACAAGAGTTACCAGAAAACGTAGACAAATTAGTTTCTTTTATGAAAGAAACAGGTGGTACGATAGATGACTACGCTAGATTAAATGCTGATTACAGCGATGTAGATGGCGAGACTCTATTAAGAGAATACTATAAACAATCTAAACCTCACTTAGATTCAGAAGAAATTCAATTTGTAATTGAAGACTCTTTTAATTTTGATGAGGATTTAGACGAAGCAAGAGATATTCGAAAGAAAAAACTTGCATATAAAGAAGAGGTTGCAAAAGCTAAAAGCTATTTGGATTCAGTTAAGGATAAATATTACGCAGAAATCAAGTTGAGACCTGGGATTAATCCTGAGCAACAAAAAGCTACAGACTTTTTTAACCGATACAATGAAGAGCAGGAGCTCAATAAAGTTAACCAAGAAAGGTTCCGTAGCCAGACAGACGAACTTCTCAACAACGAATTCAAAGGTTTTGATTTTAAAGTTGGAGAGAAAAAGTTTAGATATGGCATTAAAGATCCTGTTAAGGTTGCTGATAACCAAAAAGACATTTCTACATTCATTAAGACGTTCTTAAACGATAAAGGAGAGGTTGTTGATACAAAAGGTTATCATAAGGCTTTATACGCAGCTAGAAACGCTGATACTATAGCGCAACACTTTTATGAGCAGGGTAAAACCGATGCTATTAAAAGCCAGTTAGCTAAGTCTAAAAACATAAGCACAGAGCCTCGTAAAACTCAAGATGGCAGTGTGTTTATTAATGGGATGAAAGTAAAAGCGGTAACAGGCCAAGACTCTTCGAGGCTAAAAATTAAAACAAGAAAATTTAACAATTAAAAACTAAATTATTATGGGAACACTATCCCCTCAATTTGGCTCGATTGTACCATCGCAGTCACAACAATTACTACAGTCTAACTACTTGCAGTTTAACACTGGAACTGGAAAAGACTTCGCACAACAGTATTTACCTGAAATCTACGAACAAGAAGTAGAGCGTTATGGAAACAGAACATTGTCTGGATTCTTACGTATGGTTGGAGCTGAAATGCCAATGACATCAGATCAAGTTATCTGGTCAGAACAAAATCGTTTACACATCGCTTATAATGATTGTACTAACGACGGAGTTAATGGAATTCAAATAGGAAACATAGGAGGTACTAGCGCTGCTGGAACTTTAATTCAAAATGTTATTTCTCCTGGTCAAACTATCGTTATTTTAGATGATCAAGGAGCTGAGTTAAAAGCTATAGTTACTTCTTCTCACCCAAACACAGGTGCTTTAGTAGTAGCTCCTTATACAGCTGCTAACACTGCTGGAATATCTACCGCACCAGACGCTGTGAAGATATTTGTTTATGGTTCTGAGTTTAACAAAGGATCTCAAACATCTTCATGGGATGGTTCTTCTGGAGCAATCACGGGAACTACTAATGTAAGTATTGACCCTACGTTTACTCAATTTAGCAATTCTCCTATTATTATTCGTAACGGATATACTATCAACGGATCTGATATGTCTCAGATTGGATGGGTAGAAGTAGCTACTGAAGACGGAACATCTGGATACTTATGGTATTTAAAAGCTGAATCAGAAACTCGTTTACGTTTTGAAGATTACTTAGAGATGAGTGTAGTTGAAGGTGAGCTTGCTTCTGGCACTGGTGCTGGATCTGCTAACGCTGCTGGATTTAAAGGTACTCAAGGTTTATTTGCTGCTGTAGGCGACAGAGGAAATGTTGAAGTTGGATTCAGTACAGCTACTGGATTAGATGACTTTGATAATATCTTAAAAAATCTAGATACTCAAGGAGCTATTGAAGAAAACATGTTATTCTTAAATCGTGCAGTTTCTTTGGAAATTGACGGTATGCTAGCTAGTGTTTCGGTTGGCTCTGCTGGTGGTACTGCTTATGGTTTGTTTGAAAACTCTGAAGAAATGGCTTTAAATCTTGGATTTAGCGGTTTCCGTAGAGGATCTTACGATTTCTACAAGACTGACTGGAAATACTTAAATGATGCTTCAACTCGTGGTGCTCAAACAGGTATTAGTTCAATCGAAGGTTTGTTAGTACCAGCTGGAACTTCTACAGTTTACGATCAAATTTTAGGAACTAACATCCGTAGACCATTCTTACACGTGCGATATAGAGCTTCTCAAACAGAAGATCGTCGTATGAAGTCTTGGTTAACTGGATCAGCAGGTGGTGCTTTCACAAGTACTCTTGATGCAATGGAAGTTAACTTCTTATCTGAAAGATGTTTAGTAGTGCAAGCTGCTAATAACTTTGTATTATTCAAAGGAGCATAATTTGCTCTGGTAGGTTTACCCTCGTTGAACTGACGGGGGTAATTCTTACTTTTATAAAATTATTAAATTATATTATATTATGGCTAAAAAACAAACAGTCCAAGATACGTCTTGGGAAATTAAAGATAGAACTTATTTAACAACGGGTAATCAAAAACCATTAACATTAAAAATCCCTTCTAAACACTCACTTAGGCATCCGCTTCTCTATTTTGATGAGAAAACCAATGAACAACGAGAGCTTAGATACGCAACCAACCAGAACTCACCTTTTAAAGATGAGCAAAAAGGAGAAGTTACTTTAGGGCATATTGTTTTTCAAGACGGTTCTTTGTTTGTACCTAAAAGAAATCAAGTACTACAAAAAATATTATCACTGTATCATCCTCTAAAACATAAATTATATAAAGAACTAGATCAAATTGAAATAGCTCAAGATGATTTAGTTGACTTAGAATTAGAGATAGATGCTTTGAACGCAGCACAAAACATAGATGTAAATCAAGCTGAAGCTATACTGAGAGTTGAGATTGGATCTAAAGTATCAGAGATGAGTTCTAAGGAGCTTAAAAGAGATTTATTATTGTTCGCTAAGAACAATCCTAAACTATTCTTAAACCTAGCAAATGATGACAATGTTCAATTACGTAATTTTGCTATTAGAGCAACAGAGGCTAAGATTATTAAACTAGCTGATGACCAAAGAACATTTACTTGGGCTTCTAATGGTAGAAAATTAATGACAGTACCCTTTGATGAAAACCCATACTCAGCTATGGCGTCTTTCTTCAAGACAGACGAAGGCATTCAAGTCTTTCAGTCTATAGAGAAAAAGTTCTCTTAACATGTAATACTATAAGGGAGGCTAACGCCTCCTTTATTTTAATAATAACAACAAATGGCTATAAACGTAAATACAGTATATCAAACTGTTTTAATGATACTGAATAAAGAGCAGCGTGGTTATATGACCCCGACTGAGTTTAACACGGTAGCAACACAAGTACAGTTAGAAATATTTGAAAAA